TAGCTTGATGCCTACTGACAATTGCGATAAGTCTCGCGTCTTTGCTCACTACGACCTTGAGCGTAAGGATTGCGGCACTAAGGTCAAGGAATATATCAAGAAGAACTTTGCTAAGGATGTGCTGACTAAGATCAATCGTCTTCCCGATTGGAAGGTTGATATGCACAGTCATTGGGCTGCTACTGCACATCTCCTTGAAGTTAATCCTGACCTTGTTCCGGACGGCTACAAGACTGGTATCGTCAAGTGGATTGAGACGCTGGCGCTTGAAGGTGCCGCACTCACTGCTAAGAAGGAAGAAACCGAAGGCGAAGAAAAGCCTAAGAAGGTTGTCAACATTCAGGAAATCATGCGTGAAAAGGCTGATGAGGCCCTTAGCGACATTGAAGCACTGTTTGACGAATTTATTGACTCAGGCTACTCTAAAGATTTCAGCGTTGACAAGAAGGTGGTCGGCGCCCTGGCTACTCGTAATATTCTCCCGCAGCATATTGCTAGTGCTATCAAGCGTTATCAGCGTCTCCTTGACGAATATCTTGAAGTTCAAACAGGCAAGTGTGAACAGTTGAACGAAGGCTATGCTAATTACAGCAAAATGCAGCTTCGGTATGCTATCAAGATTATCGAAGACATTATCGCTGAAATGAATGGTTACATCAGCCTCAAGCAGGCTGCTAAGAAGCCTCGTGCTAAGAAGGCTGTGCCTGTTGAACGGGTCGTTGCTAAGCTTAAGCACTGCAAGTCTTTCAAGGACGATGCACTCAAGCTTGAACTTACTGGTCTAAGCCCCGTCAAGCTTCATGAGAGCACCGAAGCTTGGGTCTATGACACTAAGAAGCGTAAGATGCATCACTACGTTGCGGATGCTTACAGCAAGTGTCTGATGGTCAAGGGCAATACTGTCATTGGCTTTGACAAGAAGGAAAGCGGCATGAAGACGCTTCGCAAGCCCGTTGAACAGATTAAGGCTCTGATGGGTAGTAAGCCCGTTGCTCGTAAGTATTTCAAGGAGATAAAGGCTGTTGAAGCTGTGCCGAATGGTCGCTTCAACGCTGAAATGATTATTCTCAAAGCATTTTAAAAGGAACCTATATGACAAACCAAATTGATTTAAACAAATACGCAGATTTTGTTCTCACCGTAGCATCGGAACCTAGTAAGGATGCAGAAGAATTCGTAGAGCATGTTCGTAAGCTACACAACAACAGCCGCGTTAATATTCCGTTGCTACTCACTTCGGGCATCGGCATCGCAAGTGAGGGCGGCGAGTTTAACGAAATCGTGAAGAAGATTTTCTTTCAGGGCAAGCCCCTCAACGAAGAAAACATTTTTCACATGAAGCGTGAACTAGGTGATATCATGTGGTATTGGATGAACGCCTGCAACGCACTTGGTCTTGACCCTAACGATGTAGTTGCTGAAAATGTTAGCAAGCTAGAAGCACGTTACCCAGGCGGCAAGTTTGATGCTCACTACAGCGAAAACCGCAAACAGGGTGACTTGTGAGCAATAAACTTGAAGCATCTATTTTAAAACTTGTTGCCGAACAGTTTGGTTTAGGCAAAGTACATCCGAAGGATCGTCTCATTGAGGATTTAAAGGGTGATGCATTAGACACAATTGAACTTGTAATGCGGCTAGAAGAAGAATTTAATGTTCAAATACCTGATGAAAAGGTAGATGTTATAGTCACTGTACAGGATGCTATTGATTGCGTTACTAAAAGTAATCAACTAGCTTAAGCACAGTCATGTTTGTTTCCTGATAAATAAAGTATAACAGGAAACGAACATGGCAGCAGACCTTTTAGCTACACCGAATAATCAAGACTTAATTGAGTACAAGCAAAGTCTCTTTGATAACCTTCGTCTACGTATGGGCGGCGACATTGTTGACCTCGAACTTGATCCTCAACATTATGAAGCAGCATATGATTACACTATCAAGCTTTACCGCCAAAGAGCGCAGAACGCTAACATAGAGTCATACACACTGTTTACCGTACAAAAGAATGTATACGAATACACGTTGCCTAGCGAATTCATCAACGTAAGATCGTTGTTCAGACGCACCGTAGGGCTCGAAACTGGCCCGTCATCATCTTCGTTCGATCCATTCTCAAGTGCTATTCTGAATACCTATCTACTGAACTATAACTACACCGGTGGTATGGCAACATACGATTTCTATGCTGGCTATGTAGAACTAGCAGCAAGAATGTTCGGTGGATATCTTACGTATACCTTTAACCCGGTTAGTAAGTTGCTAAAGATTACTAGAGACTTTAAAGGAACCGGCGAACGTATTCTTATTTGGGCAGATGTACAGCGTCCCGAACTAGAATTGTTACAAGACCCGGGCGCCGGAGTTTGGATTGGTGACTATATACTAGCTGTCCTTAAAGGTATCATCGGTGAAGCTCGTGAGAAGTTCCAATCGATTGCGGGTCCTGGTGGCGGCACATCATTGAATGGTGCTGCTATGAAGGCGGAATCCAAAGCAGACCAAGAACGCTTGATTATGGAACTCAAAAACTACGTAGATTATTCACAACCACTCACTTGGGTGCAAGGTTAATGCCTGACGATAGAGAAACTATCGCTAAACTTGTTGACGAACTAAATCAAGGACTCACTGAAGGTACCTTGACACCTGAACAAGAAGAAAATCTGCGTGACGAAATCAGCAGTCTCCAAATGAATCTGTTAATCGGTAACTTACTACTAGATTAAGGCTTGACAACACTCACTTCTTGTGTTATATTATAAGAATGATCATAGGAATAACAGGACTCATCGGTAGCGGCAAAGATACAGCCGCTGACTATCTTTGCACATTTCACGGATTCAAGCGTATGAGCTTTGCTGGTACGTTGAAGGATGCTGTTGCAGTTATCTTTAACTGGGACCGTGAACTTCTTGAAGGCTCAACTAAAGCTAGCCGCGAATGGCGAGAAGAAATTGACACTTGGTGGGCAGAACGATTGGGCATCCCTAATCTGACTCCCCGCTGGGTACTACAACAGTGGGGAACAGATGTTGCCCGAAAGAACTTTCATAATGATATTTGGGTAGCAAGCGTAGAGAATCGTTTGCAGGGCATCAAGGATGATATCGTAATCACTGATTGTCGCTTTGCTAATGAAGTACATGCTATCAAGAATGCAGGCGGCATTACCCTAAGGACTCATCGCGGTGAGGACCCTAAATGGCTACATCTTGCTACATTGCATAGCAATACCACAGACCTAATTCAAAAAGAAATTTATAAAGATGAACTAGAACTTGATTTTAATGTTCATGCCAGCGAGTATAGCAGCGTTGGGCTAGACTATGACTATCACATTGACAACAACGGAACGATTGACTATCTACACAAGCAGATGGAATCAATAATCAACCGTTAAGTCTCCCCTCTTCCAGGTGACCTCCTTGCGTTTGACAACTTCAATACAATTGAGGCATATGGTTCGTAGATTGCTGAACGCTACGTTGTTCAACTCACCGTCAATGTGAAAGACGGTCATCTGACTAGGATATAAACTCTTAAAGCCGCACAAATCACAGTGCGGTTTCTTTTTATACCCTGCTTTTTCCCATGCATATCTTTTAGGTTTAGCTTTTGGCCTAGCTTTACCACAACTATCACATATACTGCGATAGTAAGTCTTGCCTTTACGGATATAGTTAATTGCACTATGATTCTTGTTACAAGTTTTACAGATAGGTCTTTTTATCATAATGATATTTATTCATTTATACCTTTAAAGGTTCGGTAATCCGCACTTTTTTCATTCGTATGCTAAATAATCATTAGAATCTTAATGTATTAACATTAGGACAGGTGGTAAACCTCAGAATCATACAAAGGAAAAAAGAATATGGCACTAGTATCTCCGGGAGTAGAAGTATCAGTAATTGATGAAAGTCAATATCTTCCAGCCCCAACCAACTCAATTCCATTTATTCTCTTAGCGACAGCAGAGAATAAAGCTGACCCTACTTCAACAGGAGTAGCACCAGCAACAACAGCAGCTAATGCTGGCAAGCTTTATCGTGTCACAAGCCAACGTGATCTTGTTACTCTTTATGGCAATCCATTCTTCTACTCAACTTCAAATGGTACTCCTATTCAGGGTTATGAATTGAATGAGTATGGACTACTCGCTGCCTATTCAGCACTTGGATCAACAAATACCATTTATGCTCTACGCGCCGACATTGACCTCGCAAGTCTTGTAGGTCAAACTGGTCGTCCTACAGGAAGTCCAACAGACGGTACATATTGGTTAGACACTACCACAACAACATGGGGCATCTACGAATTCAATTCAACAACTGGACAGTTTGTTCTTCAGACTCCAATTGTAATTACGGATGCTGATCAACTAAGTGGCGGCGTCCCGCTCAGTAGCGTAGGTAACATTGGTGATTACGCAGTTAATGCTATCCCAACTTACTCATTCCCGTCAGCAGCAACATCTGGTCAGTTTTATTATAAAACTCAAACTAACACTTGGGCAAGAATAGGTGACTCAAATTGGTTAGGAGCATGGCCAACTGTACAAGCAGCTAACGCAAATCCCACATTGACTGCAACTGATAATTTAACTATTGCACTTGGTACATCAACTGATGTAATTGCTAACATTGTTATCAACGGCGGAGACACAGTATTCACCGTTTCAGACGCAATCAACGCATTAGGATGGACTTATCTATCATCGGCTGTTATTGGCGGTAAATTAACTATATATTCGAAACAACTCAGCCAAGGTCCTACTGATACCCAGGATGCTGAAATTACAATTTCAGGTTCAGCAAGGCTCTTAACTGCGTTGGGCATTGTTGCTGATACGTATTATCAACCTGCATTGGAATATGGTACCTCAGCGCAGCAACCATTATGGCAGCAAAATCAATCTGCACCCGCCCCAACTGGATCTGTTTGGATTAAGGTTGGCGCAGCTGGAAACGGATTAAATCTGTCAATCAATGAGTATGACAGCGTAGTAGAAAGTTTTGTTGCAAAAACTGTCAATTATGGTACAAGCGATTGGAATATGAACTACACACTCGATTCGACCGGTGGTAAGAATATTCCAGCCGGAACAGTATATGCTCAGTATAATTATAATTATGTAAATACAATAAACAGCTATGCTCGTAGTCCGCTTTATTACTGGGAAAGAATTGCAACTGGTCCTACGATTGTAGTAGGTGAAAATACTAATCCTCAATTTAATTCTACTACGTGCGTAGGATCAGGCCCTTACGACCTGTTCGTAAACATAAGTGTTCCTGGTAGCCAGGCCTTATCTGCAACATACACCGTAATAATTCCAGACAATGCTGATGCAACAGATTTTGTAACAGCTTGGTCCGCAGCAAATATACCTTACACTACTGCTGCGGTAGCAACCTCAGGTGCTATTGCATTAACACACACCGAAGGTGGCGTCATTCAATTAAGTGATTATGGATCTGATGGCTTCTCAAATGGTGTTACTGACGAAATTGGATTAACTGCAGGAACAACCTCCGGTGTTAAAGAAGGTACTTTCTCAATTAAGAATTTCAATGCAAGCACTACTTCTAGTCCGGGTTCAGGCGCTGTAATTAATGTTAGCAATATCTATCAAACATACTGGATTAATTCAGGTACCATTACAACCGCTGGTTCTGGTTACTCACTAGGTGATATTCTTACTATTGACGGTGCAGATTTAGGTGGTATTTCAGGAACCAATGACTTAGAGTTAGTTGTTACTGAAGTCAGTAGCGGCGGCGTTACTGGTGTTACTTATGTTTCGGGCCAAGGTGCATCAAACTATAACCTACTACTTTCAAATTGGGTAGAATTCGAAATGACTGCAAATGAAGGTGCCCCTAACACGGCTCCTGCTAACGGCACAAATTGGTTCTATTCAGTTGTTGATGAAGTTGACATTATGGTCAATACTTCAGCAGGTTGGAGAGGATACAAGAATGTTAACTATGATAGCAATGGTTTCCCACTTCCATCAGGTTCAAACACAACTGATCCTAACGGACCAATCGTAAGTGCTAGTGAACCAACTA